GGCATTCACGCCCTCTTGCACGTCGCGCACATAGGCGCGGCCGACGGCGCGGTCGACCGCCCACAGGTGGGCTTGCAAGAGCGCCTGGTGGATCATGTCCGCGGTGCGGCGCACCGAGAGGAACGCCCACTTCGGGTCGCTGCTGGCGCTACGGTTGCCCCACAGGCGCAAGCCCTGCTCGGACACCAGGGTGGCGACGCCCTGCTCGTTGAGCAGGTTGGCCTCCGAGCTGGCGTTGCCCAGCTCGAAGTCCACCGCGCGCGCGGCGCGGGTGACGCCCTGGATGGGGTTGTTCGACGGGCTCCACCAGAATCCACGGTCGTTGTCGAGCTTGGCGATCAAGCCTGCTACGCGGGCCGAGGCAGGTTCGACCGCTATCTGTTCGCCCTTCATGACCTTGACCCAGGGGTCGACGACATAGACGCGCGGGCTGCCCCAGTCTTGGCGGTAGGCAATGGCGTCCTGATCGTTCGTGTTGGGACCGTCGGCGATGATGACAGCGCGCAGCCGCTCGGCGATCGCCAGCATCTCTGCCACCACCGGATTGGCCAGCTTGCCGTCGGGGTCGTCCGGGTCGGCAGGCTTTTGGTGCGTGAAGCCCGGCGCGATGAGAAGGCGCGGCGTGGCCTTCACCACCGACTGGGCCGCCAGGAAGGCGTGCAGGCCGCGGTATTGCCCCGTGGCGGCGTCCACCCCGCCGAGGACGTTGGCAAGCGTGGCGGCTTCGGTTGCGCCTTGCGCGACGCGCACGACCACCACCACCGCGCCGGCCTGATCGAAGATGCCGTCGATCGCCGCAGGCAGCGTGCCGGCAGCGCCGAGCTTAGCCGCCTCGCGGCGGCTGCCGGCAATCAGCACGGGGGTGTCAAGCGGAAAGGCGCTCTCATCGGCCTCGGGCGCGGTGCCGATGAGGCCGATCACCGAGGAGCGAACGGTGCGGATGGGGCGCAGGCCGTCGTCGATCTCGACGACCTCCACGCCATGCAGGAAGGTCTCGGACATGGGAGGGTCTCCTCAAGAAACGCAAAAGGCCGCTGGCGCGGCCTGGGATGGGCAAGCCGTGAATGGTCAGCCTGCTCCGCGCTGCTGGCGGGCGGCCACATCGAAGGGATGATCCGAGCGGCCAAAGGCGGAGCCGCCAAAAAGCCGCACGGCGCGGTGGATCACCCAGCGCTGCCAGGCAGGACACCCGAGCACCGCCATCGCTTCGGCAAAGATGTCATCCGCCCGGCGTCTTGCGGCCTCATCGCCCGCCGGCCCCAAGGCGTAGAGCCAGTCGTGCAAGATGGCGGCCTTGGCGTAGCGGCCTTGCGGCGGGAAGATCGGCCAGAAGATGCGCGGCACCGAGGCCAGGTCGGTTTCGAACCCTTTGGGCACGCGGATGACGTCTGTGGAGGGGTATTCGCCGACGTGGTACTCGAAGGGCTCCACGAGCCGCCAGCGGTTTGGCCCCACGATCTCCAGGATCGCGGGGGTGGTGAAGCTGCTCACGAGAGCACCTCAGCCGCGCGGCCCTGGCCAATGAGCCCCAGCGCCTCCAGCGCCTCAACGCCCGCTCGCGTGCGGGGATCGGCGAGATCGATCTCGCTGGTGAGCTTCATCTTGTCCATCCAGACCTCCACGCGCACATCCGTCTTGGCCGCCGCGTAGATGGCGGCGAGCTCTTCATCCGTGAAGCGCTCCATGAAGGCAAGCTTCGTCAGCGGGCGCGGCGAGGGCTGAGGATTAGCCGGCGTCTGCTGCTGAGCGGCGAGCTCGGCGAGCACTTCCTCATCGGTCTTGCCGGGGAAGCGGTCGACGATCTCACCATCTTGCAAAGCGTAGCGCAGTGCCAGCGTCGACTGGCCGCGCTTGACCTTGACCATGCCGGGCTCCGGGATTTCGGTCTCAACGACAGCAATTGCGCCGTGGCGGGTGTCAAAATACAGATTCATACATTAACCTCCACATAGAACGGATACGCCGCGCCGGTGTTGTAGCCGTTGGGGATCGGCAGCGTAAACTGCGCGGGCGACACAGATGCCGTCTGGACAGAACAATCAAACCCTAAAACCTGCCCGACCCCGTGAGCGCTGTAGCTATATGAAGCGTTGTATGCGACAGCAAACCCGGATTGACCCCAATGCAGGACACTGCGGCCATTGTAGCTGTCCGAATCCGAATACATCACTCGCGCGCTGTTGCTACGCTTGTTAAGCGTGATGACGCCAAGACCAGCGCCGTAGTAGTAATACTGGCAGTAAGCGGCCACCGTGCTTCCATCGCGCGTCTGCATGACCTGCATGCCAGACGACCTCAGGCTGTTTCGCCCGTAGCTCGTCGTCACGCCATACGACACGTGGTTCGACATAGTGCCGAATGTCGTATCGCCAGAACGCGGCAGTCGCACAACATATAGCGCTGCTCCCGGGTTCATGAAGGCGAGGAACACGTCGCCGTTGTCGACGAGCACTGGCGTGCAGCCACCAACGGACTCAGTGTTGCCCGCCGGCGTCCAGCCAGACCACGACAACGAGATCTGCGTCGGAGTCATCGCTGACAACACGGCGTTGATGTTGGTCGTTGCCGTGATCGCGGGCACGTTGCGGTAAAGGCGCAGCCACATCCCTGACGACGATGACTCCGACGATCCACCTACGATCACCAGCTCGCCGCGCGCGCGGTTGTAAGACGCCGTGCCGTAAAAGCCAGCGGGCAGCGATGGCACAACGAACTTCGACAAAAATCCGCGCAGACCACCGGAAACGATGACGTCCTCGGCGTCGCGCCGACGTACCAGATACAGCGCCCCCCGCCACAGCAGCATGGCAAGCGACGGGTCGCCAAGATCGGCGTTAACGAAGGCGTCGTTGAGCTCTGTTTTGGTCTCGATGCCGTAAGCGCCCACTCGCAACGGAAGCTGGATCGCGCCAGAAGTATCAAGATTCCACAAATCGTGCCCGAACTCACCGCACCGTCCGGTGTAGTTGCTAGACCCACTGGAGGAAGAACTGGGCGGGCTGTAGGAACCTCCGTACTGAATGGCCTGCTCAATCAGGCCATCGTAGAAGATGCTGTTGCTGGTGCTATTGGCATATCCAGACCAATGACCTCCAAGCGCAAACACGGGGTTTTGCGCAAGGCCGTATCCAGATGGCGCGACAGTGCCGTAGCTCCCGTATTGCGACACAGCTATGGGCGCTGCAATCGGCGCAAGGCGCGGGATGCGGCGCGCAGGCCGAAAGTTTTCGTCAAGCAAGCGGTACGACGCGCCGTTCACGCTGCTGAAGTTGCAAATCGCATAAGCGACGTCGCTTGCCGACGTGATGGTGCTGATGTTGCGTCCCATGTCCTACCCCCTATCAGGCAATTTCCTCAATACCCCAGACCGCCACATTGACCGCGCCGGTGTCCGAGCGGGCAAAGAGCTTTTGCCCAGCGGAAAGCACAATGCCGGTGCGCTCCAAGACGCCAGACGGATCGAGCGCCGCGTCCCACTCGATCCACTGGGCGTCCGCGGGCGTCTCATCGGCGGAGACCGCCAGACGCACGCGGGCCGATGACGCGCCCACGTTGCAGCAGTTGATGTTGATGGTCGCGCGGCGCTGCGTGGGCACGGTGTAGACCGCAACCGTGGCCGCAGCCGCCGGACGGGTTGAAGCAAGCAGGCTCATGGATCACTCCTTTCTCAAAGCTGGGCGTAGAAGAAAGCGCGCGCGCCGAAGGTGAATTGCTGCGTGACCGAATTCGCCGCCGCCGCGATGTCGGCCAGCATCGCGTCCTTGGCGGCGTTCGCTTGCGCGATCACCGCGTCGCGGTTGTTGTTGGCCGCTGTGATGGCGGCGTTGGACGCCGTGTTGACGGCGGCAATGGCCGCATCCTTGGTCGAATTGATGCTGGCCTCAGCCGCGTTCTTCGTAGCCGTGACGCTGGCTTCGGCTGCGTTCTTGGTCGAGTTGATGCTGGCCTCAGCCGCGTTCTTGGTCGATGTGATGTTGGCAATCGCCGCCGACTTGACATGATCGGCGTGCTCGGTGATCTCCTCGATCTTGATGTCGCCCATCTCCTCGACTTCCAGCACCGTGGCGCGGCCGCCGATGCGGTCGATTGCGGTGCCGAGATAGGCCAGTTCCTCTGGCGTGGCCGTGGCTGCGCCGTTGATGATCTTCTGCTTGATCGCCTGCACGGCGTCGCGCAGCAAGGGGTCTCGTGCCATGACTGATCTCCTCAGAAATCCATGTGGTGAAAGAGGCGCAGCCGCTGTCGGCGCTGCCACTCAAGCATCTGCGCATCGCTTTGCTGCCGCGCTGTGGCGTGGGCGTGGATGAGCCCATCGACCTGCTCAAAGGCCAGCCGGATGCGCCCGACGTCCTCCTCCAAGAGGTTCTCAGGGTGCGGCAGCGGCAAGCCGTAGTGCTGGGTGCGCTCATCGATCATGGCCGCCTCCGTCAGACGATCACCGCGCGCAAGGCTCGCACCGCCGCGCGATGGGCTGCGGAGTTCGCGATCTCCAGCCGCACGCGCGTGGTCTTGTCCGCCCCCACGCCCGAGAGCGAAGCCGCCGACCACTCGATCTCCACCCAGCCATCGCCGATGGGCTCAGCCTTGACCACCGGAAGGCTCGCAAACTGCCCGGCGGTGCCCGACTCGGCTTTCGCCGTGACGCTGCTTGATCCCGGCGCGAACACCTCGGCGATCACCCGCGCCTTGAAGCTGGCCGCCGCCGGAATCGCGCGCGAGACGTAGGTCGCGTTGGCGGCCAGCGTCCCCGCGACGAGCTGCCAGCCGGGATAGACCACGGGCGTGGCGGTTGCCGTGCCGGTGATGTCCAGCGCCACGTCCACCTTGCCCGTGTAGGGGGCCTCCAGCCGGATCGTCGTGTTGGGCGGGGCGGTGAGCACCCGGCCGCCTTCGAGGGTCACGCGCGCCACCGCCGCGCAGCCGGTGGCCGGCAGCTCCACCGCCCCGAGCACCATCAGGTCGGTGGCATCGGTGACCTGGACTTGAGTGGCCAGCGTCACCGCGCGGCTGCTTTGCGTCGTCGACACCCCCAGCAGCCGGAAAGCGAGGTCTTTGTCCTGGTGCGCCGTCCAGGTGGAAGCGTTCGAGGAGGAGAGCAGCACGCCGACCTGATACGGCTGGGCGGTGACCCAGCGGCCGTTGGCGCTGTCCCACTTGCCCAGCTCCGCAATCGCCACCGCGCAGTCCGCATCGTCGGTCAGCACCACCAGCGCATACTCCACGCCGCCCTCCAGCCGCGCGGGGCGGTCAAAGACGATGCGGGTCGTCCCTGTCGTCTGAATCGCCGAGGCTTCGATGCGCCCTTCGGTCAGCACCGCGCGAGAAGGCATGCCGGCGATGGTTTCGCGGATCTGCACCGTCACCGCGCGGCTGCCGCGCACCGTGAACCACAGCTCCACCGCCGCGACCTGCTGCGCGGAGGGCAAGGTGAAGGTCTGCGCCAGCGGGTCCCAGCCCCACCACACGGGCGGCGGAGGTGGCGGCGGCGGGTTCCAGCGCCAGGTGTCGGTGCGGATGCGCTCGCGCTGCGTGACCGTCACCAGCACCCCGCGGCCCTCGAAGTTGGCCTGCCCGCGCGAGCCGCCAGAACCCTCGATCTCGAAGCGCTTGACGCCAGAGGGCACGCCCGAGGGGATCGTAAACGTGGTCTGCACCACCCCCTGGGCATCGGCCTTGAGGCCCGTGGGCACGGCAAGCGCGATGCCATCGAAGCGCATCGCCGACACGCTCTCGTTCGGCCCAAAGCCCGCGGCCCGCACCGCCACTGTGATCGGCCGCAGGGTCGGAATCGCAGTTTCAGTGCGCGAGACCGTCTCCACGCTTCGGCTCGTGCTGCTGGAAGCCAGCGACCCCGAGCCCCGCACGAAGCTTTCGGTCACCGCTGCCGCCCACTGGGTCGCGGTCTCCTGCCAGTAATCCGCCGCCGGCGTGAGCGTCACCTGCGCCGGCGCGACTTCCGCCGCCTGATACGGGTTGACCTTCATGGTGCCGGTGCGCGCGGTCTGCTCCAGCACCGCGCGGTAGGCGTGCGGCAGGGTCTGGATCGCCGTCAGATACGGCCCCAAGGGGGTCGCCGCGATCGGGGCCATGAGCTGCCCAAGCACGCAGACGGCGTTTTGCGACGCGCCCGCGTCTCTCAGGTCGTCATCGCGGAACGGATCGGCAAAGACCCCTTTCTTGGCCGCCGGCTCGCGCAAGGTGATGTCGTTGGACAGCCGCTCGCGGGCCACGAGATCGAAGAGCCGGCCGATGTCCGAGCGCATGGCCTCAAGCTCGGCCGTGGGCACCGCGCGCACGCCGGAGGCCAGCACCCGCACCGGGCTCGTGTTGCGCCACGTGAAAGCGAGATCGCACAGGCGCAAGAGATCCGGCGGCACCGATGGGGCCATAGGGCTGCGCTCGACCGACACCCCCTTGATGCGCTGGATCAGCCCATCGCGGGAGAGGCACAGCGCATCCATGCGCGGCATCCTCCACTCGTAGTCGGTCTGCACCAAGGTGCCCGCCACCAGCCCCTCGACGGTGAAGCCCTCCTCGTCGATCTCGGTGGGGGTAAGCTGCGCGATGTAGTCGTAGGTGACGGTGTAGCTGGAGCCCGGGGCGGGCTTGGCGCCGGCCGGCGACCAGTTGAGCGCGTTGCCCGCCACCGTGTAGTCGCTTCCAGCCTGATAGACGGTTGCGCCCTGCTTGACCTCCAGCACCTGCACCACCGCCGCATCGGGCAGGGTGTCGGTGGCCCCCGAGAAGACGCCGTGGGCCACCGTGACGGTCGTCCTCTTGGTGCCCTGCACCCGCACCACGCGCGCAATGGGCGCATAGCCCGTGGTCACGCGCATCTTGCCCTGCGCGTCGGGCGTGAAGACGCGCGGCTCGGCCAAGACGGTGGCCAGATCGGGATCGAAATCCAGGACGAACCGCTCATCGTGCGCGCGCTCGACCTTGTAGCCCAGGACATTGGCGGTGCCGGCCTTGACCTGAAAGACGAGCTTGCCATCCGAGCGGCGCTCAAGGAAGCGGGTCTCGAATCCATCGACGATGTAGTGCCCGTTGGCCTCGAAGTCGTAGCGGGCCACGACTTGCGTCACGCCATCGAAGGCCGGCGGGCGTTCCTTGTTCTGCAGCACGCCCTCGATCACCGTGGCGATGGGGTAGAACTCGCCTGTTTGCCCATCAGATGCAGCATCCCCAACCCAGCCCCAGACGACGGTTTCTTCCAGGCGGCCTGCGCCGGGCTCCTGATAGTTGCGCGTGCCCACCGCCGGGTCGCGCAAGGACGGGTCGTCAAGCTCGGTGATGGTGCGGCGGCGCAGCCGCGCGCCAATCGTCACGCGCCCCGTGGTGGGCAGCGCAAAGGTCGCAGCCGGCACCTCATGCACTGAGCCGGCGAGATAGAGGCGCGCGGCGGCGCAGGTGGTCTGGCCCGTCTGCGGGTCGATCAAGATCGCGCCGCCTTCGATGAGGTCGCCGTCCTTGAGCACGGCGTCAGCGATCGACTTGACGCGGTGCTTCAAGATGGCTTGCAGCTCGTTCAATTCGGCCGACTGCAGCCCGTCGCCCGCGCGAAACAGAAGCTCCGTGTAGCGCTTGGCGGGATCGAAGCGGTTGTAGTAGCGCTCAAGCATCTTGCCTGCTCCTTCAGAAGGTCAGCACGAACTCGAAGGTCTCGCGGGTGGAGGCCTGCCGCACGATGGGCGGCGCGTGCTCGAGCAAGAGCAGCGTGCCGGGCGATGCGATCTCGGCGGGGGTGAAGAGCCGCTGTCCCGGCGGCAGGCCCGCCTGAACCTGCGTGCCGACGAAGACGGCCTGCTCGCGGATGGTGCTGCCGGCCGCATCGCCAAAGTCGAACTTGGTGCGCAGAAAGAGATGCTGCGTGGGGGCTTGGCTCACCCGATAGCGCCCGGTGGCCAGCGCAATCTCCCCATTGGGGTCAGGCTCGACGAAATAGACCTCATCGACCGTGCGGCGGCAGACCTCATCGAGAAGCGCCGTGGCCGCGACGTTCTCGGTCGGGCGGCCATAGGCGATCTCCAGCCGCACGCTGGCCCCAGGCGCGATCTGGCCTGTGTCCAGCCGGGTGATGAGCCCCTGCTGGGCATCGGCCGCGTAGTCTTGGTCGGCGGCGTAGGTGGTTTGCCCGTTGGCAGACTTGACCGCGATCTGGGCAATGGGCGCATGCGGCAGCGCGATGCGCCCCTGCGCATCGAACGCCGCCGTGATCTGGGCGGTGGAGTCCCACCAGGGCTGCCCGCGCCCCAGGGCCAGGTGCAGGACTTCGTTCTTGACAGAGGCCGCCAGCGCCGCGCGGCCGGAGTGGGTGAGAATGGCCATCGGTTACTCCGTGGTGGTGGTGTGTTGCGACTGCAGGCATTCCCTTGCCTGCCTCCAGGATTTGGCCTGCCAGCGGCCCGCCCAGCGCTGGCCGCGCCAGTGGGCCGATCGCGCGTGGCAGCCGGCTCTGGCCTCGCTCATCGCAGGCAGGCTGATCGAGGCGCTGCGCGGGCGGATGACTTCCACGCCAGAGGCCGCCTCGCCCAGCGTCCCAAGCGGATGGGCCAGGCCATGCCAGCGGCCCGCGCCCAAGGCCCAGCCGCCCGGCCACATCCAGCCCGCGCCGGCGGCGCGATGGGCCTGGCGCGAAAGCTGCCAGCCGCTGGGCAATTCATCCGAGAGCGCCATGTCCGACAGGCGCAGATGCCGGTCGGCGCGCGCGGCCTGCGAGACGAGCCGCTTCTCAGAGCGGCCCAGGATGACCTGCGGCATCGCCAGCGCCGCCTGAACGCTGCGCTCCAGCCGCTCGGTGATCTCGACCCAACGCCCCGCGCCGATGCCCTCGGAGATCGCATCGCCTAAGCGCATCGGCGCATCGGCCGCTTGCCAGGCCCGCGCGGGCAGGCAGGCGTTGGTCTCGCCCAGCGGCCACTGCTCGGAGAGCGCGACCTGCGCTTTGCAATACGTGCGCTCGGGCCGCTGCTGCGCCCGCCCCAGGAGGCCAAGCGCTTGCGCGCGCTCATGCGCGTGCGCATGCTCGATCCTCGGGTTGGGCGCAGGCCGGCAGCCCAAGGCCATCTCATCCAAAAGGCAGCGGTCCGCATAGCGCGCAAAGCGCCCATGCGCGGCATCGCGCAAGAGGCCGCTGGCGGCCAGCGCCCAGAGGGTCTGCCCCGCGTCGTGACGGCGGCCGAAAGACACGCGCGTAGCGCCATCGCGCCAGAAGGTGCCGCTGTAGTCCGACAAGAGCGCCTCGTCCAGGGCGCTTTGGCCCAGGATCAGGCGTCGCCGGTCGTGGCCGTGGTAGATGCGCGCAAGACGCGAGCGGGCCGGCGCGGAGAGCCTGGCCACCGCGATGAAGCGGCCGATCTCCTCCCACTCTAGCCACCTGCCCGGGTCGATCTGGAACTCGGCCCAGTGCGCGCCGCCTGGGGCTTCCTGCTCGACGAAGACGGCCTCTGCGCCGATCCAGGACAGCGCCACCGCCAGCGAGCGCGGCGTGCCTCTTAAGCGCTGCCACAGCACCCCTTCGCGGATCGCAAGCCTGGGCTCGGGCAGGTAGGGCAAGAGCTCCTCCAGCGCATACTCCCACACCAAAGAGGGCAGCGCCGAATCGGGCGGCTCGGCCTTGAAGCGGCGGATCGCCTCAGCGCCAGCCTCCAGATGCGCGATGTCGATCGCCTCTGAGAGCGTGATCTCCAGCGCCGTGGCGTTGGCAGGCAGCAGGTGATTACTCATCGACCCCTCCATCGATGAGCTCGACTTCTTCGAGCCGCACGGCCTCGTGCGCCGCGCAGCGCGCGTCCTCGGCAGGAGCGATGAGCTCGACGCGGTGGATGCCGGGCTGGTGCAGCTGCGCCATCAGCCACGAGCGCGTCGCGTCCCACCCTAAGCGCGCGCGCTGGCGGATGGTTGCCCGCAGCTGCTCTGCGATGGCCCCGATGGCCTGCGGCAGCGTGCCCGGCAGCCGCCACAGCGTGGCGCGCACCATCACGCGCTTGATCTGCGCATCGACCACCTCCACCGTGTCTGTGAGCACCCGCACGTCCTCGCGCGCCAGCTGCGCGCTGACGGCCTCCAGGACAGCCTGCGCATCCGCGCCCTCACGGACCAGCACCGCAACGCGCACCAGCCCCGGCATCGGCGAGACCACCCCCACGTCCTGCACGCCGGGGCTGGCTGAGAGCGCCCAGTAGCGGTAGTGCGCAGCTCCCCCGGCGTTGGCAAAGCCCTGGATGCGGGCTCTGCAGCGCTGGCGCAGCGCCTCATCCTGCTCCTCAGGCAATCGCTCCACGCCGTAGAAGGCCGCCAGGTGATCGAGGTCGGCCCCAGCGGCAAAGGCCAAGAGCTGGCTTTTGGCCGCCTCGTTGATGCGCTGGCGCAGGATCATCTCGCGGTAAGCGGCCACCTCCAGCAGCTTGATGGCCGGGTCGGACTCCACCAGCGCCGAGTACTCGGGGTAGCGCTGGCGAAACGCCGCCACCAGCGCAGCCAGGATCGGCTCGTAGCCAAGCGGCTCGATGACGGCCGGCTCAGGCAAATCCTGCAGGCTCACAGCGTGACCTCCAGTTTGACCTGCGCGCCCTCGGGCCGGTAGAGCCCTTCGAGCAAAAGCGCGATGCGCCCTGCGCTGGCCGAGATCACGCGCACGCGCTCAAGCTTGAGCCTTGGCTCCCAGGCATCCAGGGCTTCGGCTGCCGCCGCGTAGAGGTCTGCGGCCAGCGCCGGCGTGATTGGGCGGTCCACGAGCTCGGGCACGCGGCTGCCGTAGCCGCGGCGCATCACGCGCTCTCCGATGCGGGTGGTCAGGATGTCGCGGATCGACTGCTTCAAGTGCTCAAGCCCGGCCAGGCTCTGGCCGGTGGCTGAGTTCATGCCTTGCATGAGGATCACCCCGCAAAGACATCGGGCGAGCCCGCGGCCACCGTCGAGCCGCAGGCCACTGGGTCGCCCACGCGCCCGATGGGCTGGCCTTCTGCGAAGACCGTCGAGCTGCCTTGGGCCAGCACGCTTGCATGGCAGGACGGCCCGCAGCAGTGGACAGCCCAGGCATCGCCTGCCCGGTGCGCCGCGCGGCCATTGACAAAGACGCTTGAGGCCCCAGACACGCTGGGCCGCGGCGGAAAGCACCCGTGCCCGCTGCATCGATCGCCAAGACGCGTGATGGCTGGCATGGCGTCCTTCTCAGTTCAGATCGATGCGCGGCGAGCTCAGCCGCGCGCCCTCATCCGTGAGCTCAAGCCGCGTGCGGCCGATCTCAAGCACAATCTGGCCGCCTGGCGGCACCGACAAGCGCCAGCGGTGCTGCGCGCGGTCGTATTCCATGACCGCGCCGTCTTGCCACAGGGCGCGCGTGATGTCGGCGCTGGCCGCCGGCGGCGGATAGGCCTGCCGGTAGATCGAGCCCACCACCACGCCCTGCTCCAGGTCGCCCCCAGGCGCGATCACGAGCACCTGCTCGCCGGGCTCCGGCGCATGCCAGGCGCGATCCGGCCCGGCCTTGGGCGCAAGCCAGGGCAGCCAGCCGGTGGTCATGGGGCCGGCCTTGACCTTGACGCGCGCGCGCGGGGCATCCAGCGCCACGACCTGCCCCAGCACGGCCAGGTTCTCCAGGCCGCGCTCGGCCTCGGCCATGTCCTGGTAGAGGTTGCGGTCCTTAAGCATCGATGGGCTGGTAGCGGTCTTCAAACGCGCGCCCGATCTCGGGCGCGATCGAATAGAGCACAAGGCTTGGGCGGCTGCCAGGCGAGGGCGGCTGCCAGAGCGTCCAGTAGGCGACCTCCACCACAATCCGGCAGGCCAGCAGCGGCGTCTCTCCCTCGCCGTCCTGCTCGATCTCGGCGCGCAGGATGCGCAGGCCTTCTGCGCGATGCGACAGCGTCTCATCGGCCTCCAGCGCCGCCTCGATCTGCGCGCACAGGGCGTCGGCCTCCTCGTGCGCTGCTTCGCCGGCGGCGACGATCTCGATGGCCAGCGTCAGGATGCGCCGCCTTGCGCCCGGGTCGGCCTGATAGGCGTCATCGAGCCGCTCCTCGCGCGCGTAGATCAGAATCGCCGGCAGCCGGCCTCGGGCCAGCGGCACGGCCCGGTGCACGTGGATGCGGTTGGCAAGCTCAGGCAGCGCTGCGGCGATCACATCACGCACGGCAGCGCGAATCTGCTGGCGCGGGTGCATCTAGCGCGCTCCCTTGCGCCAATCCCAAGGCGCAACCGGCCCGGGATCGGCCCACAGCCCCAGGCCCCGGCGACGCGCCGCCTCCTGCAGGCTGTAGAGCGACCGATTCGCGGCGTAGCGGCCAAAGACCCAGGTGTAGCCGTCGCAGACCATCGCCGCCGACACGTCCTGCCCATCGGCCTGCAAGGCGCAGATCGCGCGCCCGTAGCGATCCACGTCGGAACAATCAGCGATCACGCGACGGCCAAGGATCATCCCCGCCAGCGCGTCGCGCGCCTTGAGCCCATAGGGCTGGCCAAGCTCCGGCGCGTCAATCTGCGCCAGGCGCACTCTGAGCTCGCCTTGCGGCGCACGCAGCGTCACGGTGTCGCCATCGATGACGCGCATCACCTCGCCTGTGACCATCTCGGCCTGCGCGACGGCGCAGGCCAAGCCAAGCAGCAGCGCAAGCCAGCGCATCACGCCTCCTGCAAGATGAGCTTGACCATGCCCAAGCCATCGGGCCGGACATCGACGATGCGGTAGCGCCGCCCCGCCACCTCGGCCTCATCGCCCTCGGCGGGCTGCACGGGCAGGGAAGAGGCCAGCACCGACAGCACCGGCCGCGTGGTGGACACTGGCGCATCGCCCATGATCTCCACCAGCTCGTGCGCCGCCACGAAGATGGCGCGCAGATCGAAGGCTTGCCCATCGATGGTCAGGCGCGCCGGCTGGCCAAAGGCCGCCAGCGCCGCGCGCTGCGCATGAGCAGCCAGGCGAGCCATCAGTTGGACGAGAACAGACGCACCGTAAGCGCCGGGCGCTTCACAATCGGCAGCGGATTGCTCTCGGTCAGGATGTCGATGCCGCGGCCGTCGGCGCGAGGCACCTGCCGCGCGTAGAGCTCCTCGCCCAGCGTGTTGACCGTCTCAAGGAGATTTGCGGGCGCGAAGTAGGTCGCGAAGGTGTTGGAGGTGCCCAGCGGGAAGGCGATGCCTTCGCCCTGCGCGATGAAGCGGTCGGTCTGGCCATTGGCCAGCGTGGCCGCCCCGGCATACTCCTCGAAGACGATCGGACCGAAACGAAAGCCGCGGCGCACGTCGTCGCGCAGGGGGTTGGTGGCGGCGTAGAAGGCATAAGCCTCCTTGACCGACTTGTGCGCAATCAGCCGGTCGAAGAATTCGGGGGAGACCAGCGCATAGATGCCGCTCATCGTCTCGCCCGAGAGGTGATCCTCGATGTGGCGCGCGACCTGGATGGCGGCCTTCATGACATCGCCGCTCGCGTCGCCGAGATTGAAGTCCACCGAAGCCTTGTCGATGCCAAACTCGGCGTGCCAGTCGTACAGCGTGTTGCCCGCGCCGTCCTTCAAGACGCCGGAGAGGGCTTTGGTGCGCATGTACTCCAAGGTCTGCGCATGCTTGGCGCGCATGCGGGCAAGCTTGCGGGTCAAGACCTGCGCCACAGGGTCGGCCTCCTGCTTGCCAAAGGCGCGGATGCCCTGCACCTCCTCGGGCAAGAGCACATCGTCGTGCGGAATGTGCGGCACGACGAAAGAGCGCAGCTTGCGGCTGTCGCGCCCGGCCACGGTCGCAGGCGCCCCCGGCGTCACCGCCGGCAAAAGACGCAGCTCGCCCTCCACGGATTCGAGGATGACGTTGCGCTGCGCAATCGGCTCGGGCCGGAAGAGCCCCAGCTCGCCGATGCGGCCTTTGGGCGCGGGCAGGAGCTGGATCGCCTCGGTCATCTCGGCCAGGGTGAAGCCCTGGCCAACGAACGGGTTGACGACGACGGTCATGGGGAACCTCCTTGATCAAACGGTGGGCCGCGCCACGATGCCGTGGGCGGAAAGTTGCGCCAGCTTCTCGGCGCGATCTGCCTCGGCATCCACCGACGCATCGAAGCTCAAGGCGGCGGCCGACACGATGGCCGGGCCGCGCGCGAGAATGAGCGCCGGGCGCGGCTGCGCAGAAGCCGCCACCTCCACGAGCAGCACCGCGCAGGCGATCTGCGCGCCATCCGAGCCCGTGGCGGTGGCAGGCTTGTACTGGCCGCTTGAGGCGATGCGGCCCAGCACCGTGCCCGCGGGCAGCGCATCGCCCGGCGCAAGCAGCACAGCCTCGCGGCAGTAGTCCTTGTCGTATTCGTGCTTCAAGAGGTCGCCAAGCGTGGGTGAAGCGGTCAGGGTCGGCATGGGTCAGGCTCCTTGGGCAAAGCGGCGCGCCGCTTCCACAAGCGAGGACTTGGGCGCGGCAGCCGCGGGTTGGACGGAGACGATGTCGTGGCTTGCGTCACGCCGGGCGGCTTCCGCCAGCGCGCGGCGAGCCAGCGCCTCAGGGCTCAAGCCCTCGCGCAGGGCGGCGGCGGCATCGATGGCCACGCCCAGCGCGCGCGCTTGCTCGGCGATTTCAAGAAGCGCGGCGGCGCGCTCGGCCATCTGCCGCTCAAGCTCGGCGGCATCGAGGGTTGCCCCAGCCGCAGCCGGGGCGGTCACGGGAGTTTGCATATGACCTCCTGGAAAGATTCGGCCTTTGGCCGGGGTTGACAAAACCTCAAGACGGCCTGAGAGCGCCGCGATGGCCTCGCGCAGGCCGCCGATCGCATCGGCCAGGCCCGCTTGGATGGCCGCCTGGCCGCGGTAGATGGCCGCTTGCTGCGCGCGCACGGCTTCAGGCCGCAGCCCGCGGCGCTTCGCGACCCAATCGACGAAGCGCTCGTAGAGCGCCTCCACATCGGCCTGGATCGCAGCGTGCGCCTCCTCCGACAATGGCCGGTGCGGGTTGCCGTCGAGCTTGCGCTCGCCGGCGTGGAGGAAGGTGTAGGCAATCCCCTCCTTGGCGTCCTTGGCCGACTGATCCGCATGCACGGCCACCACGCCGATGGAGCCCACTTCGGCGGTCTCGGTCACCCAGATCGCGTCGGCCGCCGCCGCCAGGGCGTAGGCTGCTGAGAGCGCCGCAGGCGTTGCCACCGCCCACAGGAACTTGCCGCTCTCAACAGAGAGCGCGCGCAGGCGCGCTGCCGTCTCAAAGACGCCGGCGGCTTCGCCCCCGGCGGAGTCGATCTCCAGCACCACCGCCCGCGCGCGCGGATCGGCAAAGAGCGCTTCGGCCTGCGTCTCGATCTCGAGGTAGCTCTGAAGCCCAGAGGCCGCGCCGAGATACGCCGATCGATGCACCAGCGTGCCCAGGATCGGCAGCACGGCAATGCCGTCCTCGGTGATGTGCGGCTCTGGCGCGGCAGCCGCCTCGGTTGCGGCCGGCAGGGGGCCAAGCCCCAGCAGGCGCGGGCCGATGGCCGCAAGGATCGTCTCGAGCTTGGGCCGCGCGATCAAAAGCGGCGCGCCGTACAGACGCGCCGCCAGGTGGGGTAGATCAGTCATGGGAATCCTCTTGCGGTTGCGCGGGCGGCGACACGCGCCCAAAGACAAGCCCCAGTTCCTCGGCCCTGCGCCGCTCCTGGGCGATCTCGGCATCAAGCGCCTCGGCGTCATAGCCGCGCTCGGCGATCGACTGCGTGCGGCTCTTCAAGCCCGCCTCGATCGCGGCGATCTCGGCCTGGATGTCTTTCAGCGGATCGACCCACTCCCAGCGCGGGGTGAGCCATTCCACCGCCTCATACTCGCGGCGGCGGGCGCGGAAATTCGGCAGCTCAAGCGCCCCCGAGAGGGCGGCTGCTGCGATCCAGCGCCGCCACACCGGGCGGCAGAGCTGATAGACCAACACCGAATACTGGAAGGCTTCGATGCGGCGGCGAAACTCGATGAGCGCGGCGCGGGTGTTGGAGTAGTTGGCTTTCACCATATCGCCGCTCAAGGCCGCGTAGGGCAGGCCTAAGGCAGCCGCGACCTGAAGCAGCGTGCGATACTGAAACGCCTCGTAGTTGCCTCCGACATCGGCCGGCTGGCTGAAGGTGATGTCTTCGCCTTCGCCCAGGATCTGCAGCTGCCCCGGCTCCAAGGGCATCAAGCCCTCGCCTTGCTCGTCGCGCTCCAGGCGGCTGTCGAAGTCGGCGGCTGGCCGGCGCACAAAGCCCGCAAACATCGCCGCCACCTTCTTGCGATCGAGCTCCGCATCGTCGTACTGGTCCAGAAGAAAGAGCTTGACCAGCGCCGGCGCAAAGCGCGACACGCCCCGCAGCTGCCCGGCATCGACCGGATCGACGACGTGGATGACGTCCTCAGCCGGCACGCGGGTGGTCTCGCCCGCCAGTCCCGGCTCGGTCACATCCCCCGGGTGGCGGCGCAGGAAGTGGTAAGCCACGCGCCGGCCGATGCGGTCGAACTCGATGCCCTGGCGCAGGATGTTGCCGTTGGGAAGCTGGCGATTGTCCATCGGCAGCATCTCGGCGGGCAGCAACTGCAGCTGCAGCGGCACCGCAAGGCCATCTTCGGGGTAGCGGCTGCGGATGCGGATGAAGACCTCGCCGGCGATGAAGAGCTCGCGCGCGGCGCGCCGCTGCAGCCCGTACAAGTCGGTGAGCCACTCGCTGTCGGCTTCATCGACCCAGCGCCGCCAGAGCTGATGCACTTGCGCTTTCAGCGCGGCGTCGGCGATCTGGCTTGAAGGCTTCAGCCCTGAGCCCACCGCGTTGCCGGCGAAGCACTCCACGGCGTTGGCCGCATACCCGTTGTTGCGGATCAGATACCGCGCGCGGGCCGTCATGTCAGCGCCTGCGGCCTGGATCAGCGTATTGACGTGCGCGCGGCTGGCGACAAAGCCTTTCAGGCGGCGGGCAGACAAGCCGCCCTCAAAGCCGCCGATCAGCATGCCAAGGCGGCGGCGAAATCCCGTCCAGTCCATCACAGCCCCTTCGAGCACCAGGCCAGCAGCCGGCGCGAGCGGGCTCGACCCTCAGCGGCGGCGATGTCGCGGTTGAGGGCCTCAAGCGCCGCGCGCAGCTCGGCCTCGGACTTGTAGGTCACCCACTGCTCGCCGGCCTTGACGGTCAGCACCCCTGAGTAGCGCGCCGCCACGAGCTCATCGCGCAGGCGCTTCAGTTCCGAAAGCTCCATGTCCTCACAGATACGTCGACTTGATCGCCCGCCGCCGGCTGGCCTGCGGCGCAGCCGCCGGGCTCACCACGGGCTTGTCCGTCTTGGCCACAGGCTCCTTGGGGATCGCATCAGCCCGCTCATTAAGCCGCAGCCCCATCGCGATCAAGGCGTGCAGCGCGGCGTAGGCGTACACGCGGCAGTCCAGCGCTTCGTTCCGGCGCCCGGCGTCCTTGACCCACTCGCGCTTGGGGTGCCCATTGACGTAGCGGGTGACGCAATGCTCGGCGGTGAGCTGCTCGAACCACGCCAGATCGCGCGAGCGCGGGAAATGCATCGCCCCAGGGCCAGGCGGGGCCTTGGGCAGGCGCGCGTAGATCGTCTCCTTGGCCGCATCGACCCCCACCGTGAAGAGGTGGATGCGCCCCTTGTTGGCCTTGCCGGGGCGGCGCGGCCAGATGGGTCGGGGGCCGGCTGCGCCCTTGATGGCGAAGATGCGGCGGCGCTCCTTGCCACGGCAGTAGTCGTAGGCGGCCAGCGTGTGGTGCCCCCCGGTGTCGATGCAGGCCGCCTCCACGAAGAGCCCCTGCGGCAGCGTGGCGTGCGGGTAGCGCCGGGCGAGATACTCATCCAGATCGGCCCAGACCTTGGGCGCAGAAGGATCGCCCCAGATCACCCGGTAGTCCAGGCTCCAGCTCTCCTCATCGCGCCCCCAGCCCACAAGCTCCACTTCCAGCCGGTCGGTCTGCACGTCCACCCCGGCGGTCAGGATCGCCACCTCCCGCGGGATCGGCTCAAGCCCAAAGTCCTCGCGCCGGCTCATGAGCCCTGCCGGGTCGAGGCTTTCGCCCAGCCGGTCTTCCCAGGTTTCGGCAAGCTTGGTGTTGACCCAGACCTTAAGCCGGGCCGGATCGTCCTTGGCCGCCACAAAGTCGCGCGCGATCTCGCCCCAAGCCAGCCACGGGCTGTAGAGGCTGGAGAGGTGAAAGCCCGCCGTCCTGCCATCGCCAGAAGCGGTCGCGCGCCAGCGGCCGGCCGCCAAAAGGGCGGGCTTTCTCCACTCGGAGTGATGCGTCTCGCAGTAGGGGCAGCGCCAGGCCGCTTCCTCAGGTCTGCCTTCGGGCCAGACGATGTCGCGCCAGGCAAGGGCCAAGTAGCGCCCGCAGCCGTCGCAGGGCACCTCAAAGACCCGCCGGTCGGACTCCAGGTACGCGCGCTCGATGCGCGAGAGCCCCTTGAGGGTGGGCGTGGAGCACAGGTAGATCTTCCTGCGCCGGAAGGTCACCGTGCGCTGCATTGCGAGTTCCACCGGATCGCCTTCGCCTTGCACGTCGCCGGGATAGGCATCGACCTCATCGAGCATGAGGTAGCGCACCGGCATCGAGCGCAGGCCCACGGCGGAATTGGCCCCGGTCAGGATCAAGACCCCGCCCGGGAACTCCTTCATCAAGAGCGTGTTGCCCGAATCGCGGCTTCTCGGGTCTTTGACGCGCTCGGCCAGCTCGGGCGTCGCTTCAATGAGCGCGTCAAGCCGCTGGCGGCTTACGCGCTTGGTGGTCTCAAGCGACGGCTCCACCAGCAGCATCGGCCCGGGCGCGTGATGGATGACAAAGCCCACCCAGTTGAGCCCGCACTCGGTCTTGCCGACTTGGGCGCCGGCCATCAGCACCACGCGCTCGATGGGGCTAGAGGGCGAGAGCGCCTCCATCACTTCGCGCAGGTAAGGGGTTCTGGCCGTCGACCAGCGCCCCGGCTCGGCGGAGGCCATCGAGGACAGGATGCGGTGGCGGTCGGCCCAGGAGGCCACCGACAGCGGCGGATCGGGCGCAAGCGCCCGCTTCCACGCCGCGCGCGCAAGACTTGATCCGTCCAAAGGCAATTCCTAACGCAACCGGCCAGATTCGCTCGAAAAATTCAACGCCAAAGCGCTTGGCTTCTCCCGATCGTTATGCCGTCATGCGATCCACACGATTGATCAACCACCACGCAAGGAGAAGCCAAATGGACGCCAAACACGCCGCAAACATCGAAGAAGAACTCGGCAACAAGCTCGCCGAGGCCGCGCTGACCATCCTGGTCAGAACCTGCCGCCAGGAAATCCGCGCCTGCGATGACGCCCAGCTCGAAGCGATCTGCCAGGCAATGCGCGCCGCCGCAAGAGCAGAGCTGGAAAGGTTCTTTGATGACGCAAGAGCCGCGCCCTGGATCGCCACCGCCGCGTTTCAGTCCGCCGCGCTGGGCATCGCCAATGCCGGCATCGCGGTGTTGCGCAAGGCCTGACGAGAAACGCGAAGCCAAGCAAAAAGCGCTTGGCTTCTCACGCGAACAGCGCGTTCATCACCTCACCCAATCACCACGCACCAAGGAGCAGACCAT